CGGCAACAATAAATTCACTTAGGCAATCAATAACACTTCAACAATTCTTAGAACGTGATGCTCGTGGAGGTACTCGATATCAAGAACTTATCGTCAGTCACTTCGGAGTCACAAATCCAGATTCTCGCGTACAAGTTCCAGAGCTTATCTCTACATACTCTACACGCCTTAACATATCTCCGGTCGCTGGAACAAATCAAGCCGGAACAGCAGCGGACGCTCAAGGTCGTCTCGCGGCATTTGGGACGGCTTCGTCTATTAATGGATTCTCTAAATCCTTTACTGAACACGGTGTAATAATGGGTCTTGTGTCCGTTCGTGCGGACATAACTTATCAACAGGGAATGGACCGTATGTGGTCTCGTAGGACAAGGTATGACTTCTTCTGGCCTACTTTCGCTAATCTCGGAGAACAAGCTGTCCTCAATCGCGAAATATACGCAAATCTTGCTGATGGATCTGCTGCGGCTGGTAAAGACGGTACGTTCGGTTATATACCTCGCCATGACGAATATCGTCATAAAAACTCAAAAATTACTGGAAATATGCGGTCTTACAATGGAGCTTCTGTTAATGCAAATACGCTTGATATATGGCACTTGTCTGAAGCCTTCTCTGCTCAACCGACTCTTGGTGCAACTTTCATACTCTCCTCGACCCCTATGGATCGGGTGGTTGCTGTACCCACTGCGGAGCATTTCCTGATGGATGCCTATATAAATATAAAACATGCGCGAGTGATGCCTGTATACTCTGTACCAGGACTTAAGAAACTGTAATGGGTTTCGGAAAATCGCTTAAAAAAGCGTTTAAAAATCCTACTAGCTGGATTAATCCTGTAGCTGGATTAACAAAGGCTGCAACCGGGCTTGGTCATACTCAACAACTACAAATAGGTGCCGGGATCGGTGCAGGTGCTGGAATAATGGGAATGTTCGGAGGTGGTGGTGCCGGGACCGCTGGAGCGGCCGGAGGATCTACTGGTGGAGGAGGAATGGGATTTAATATGGGATCCCTTCTCCCTGGAATAATAGGTGCTGGGTCTGATATATACTCTGCACGCAAGCTGGCTTCAGGCCAGGAGGCCGCAAATGCGGCTGGAATACAATCTGCTCGTGAACAAATGGCTTTCCAAGAAAGGATGTCTAGTACGTCTCATCAAAGGGAGGTGGCAGATCTTCAAGCGGCTGGTCTTAATCCTGTTCTATCTGCTAATAGCGGTGCTTCTACTCCCGTGGGTGCCTCTGCTGAGCCTGCTAATGCTGCTCCCGATTATTCTGGTGTCGGGTCTAGGGCTATCGCTACTGCTTTACAAGTAAAACAAATGGAAAAAGAATTTGCTGAAATTGATTCACGTATTATAAGTAATAAAGAAATGGCGGATCGTACTCGTCAGGAAGCAACTGGTGAACGTATAAGAAATAGGAAAGAATTCATGGATCTTGAGTGGGACATGATGCATCCTAAAGCATATTGGATGAAAAAAATGTTTGGATCTATGACACCTGCAGCGGCTACAGCACGTGATGCCGCAATAATTGGAGGAGCTGGTGCAGCTGGTCTTAGGGCTTTAAGCCCGAATAATCAATCTGGTAAAAAATTGGAAATATATACACCTGGTAGGGACCAGGAAAATGAATCTGAACTTCTTAGAAGAAGTAGAAAAATCATATTAAGGAGACGATAATGTCACTTGCACTAAAAAAATCTGGAATTAAGGATAATGAACGTGAAAAAATTGCTCGCTTCTGTGAAGCTGATTTCTCAAATAGCCCTTCTCTTACTTCTCAGTCTTTTGCTGACGAAGTTAACATCAATAAAATTATGGCTAGAGTCCTTAAGGGACAAACAATCATGGCCTCCAATGGAGAACCCTTTTATGGTGATGTCTCTGAGTATGATGGCCTCCAAGATGCTCTTATAAAAGTACAAGAATCGGAAGAACTCTTCATGCAATATCCCGCAGAAACGCGGGAAAAATTCGAAAATAATCCAATAAAACTGGTCGAATTCTTAATGGACCCCGCTAATAAGGACGAGGCTATAGAAATGGGGCTGATGAAGCCCAAACCCGTCCAAGAAACCCCCCCGGTTCCAGAACCGGGGGCTTCTCCGGCGCCTAAATAGGCGCAAACACAGTTAACTCTCTTGATGTAACTGTGTGCACTGACACCAAAAATAACAAAGTCAGCCTAAAATCTAAATGCACTAAAAATAATAATAAATGACTATAAAACGACTAAAAAATAAAAAAAAACGGGCCAAAAAATCATAAAAAACCCGTTTTTCTAAATCGGAAGAACGTCGTGAAGGGAAAGAGGATAG